TTCAAGTAAGACTCTCACAAGCCCAGTAGTTTCAGGACTTGCACTTTCAGATTCAAGCATTGTCTTTGAAGGTTCATCAGCAGATGATAACGAAACAACTCTTACAGTAACAAATCCTACAGGAGATCGTACTATTACTTTGCCAGATGCTACAGGTACTGTTATTACAACTGGCAACCTTCATAACATTACTGAGTTTGGAGTACTGACTTCAGCAATCGTAATGGAAGGTACAACAGCAAATGATTTTGAACTTACAATTTCTGCAGGTGACCCTACAGCAGATCGTACAGTAACTTTCCCAGATGCTACAGGTACTGTTGCTCTTACAAATAATAAGTTAGATGTTTTTGCAGCAACTACTTCAGCAGAACTTCGTACAGTAATCTCTGATGAGACTGGTACTGGCGGACTTGTCTTTGCTGATACCCCAACACTTATAACACCAAATATTGGTGTAGCAACTGGTACATCTTTGGTTCTTTCAGGGGACCTAACAGTTAATGGTACAACAACTACAATTAACTCAACAGAAATCACAGTTGATGACAAGAACCTTACACTTGGTTCAGTAGCAACACCAACAGATGCAGGCGCTGACGGTGGTGGTATTACTCTTAAGGGTGCTACAGATAAGACCATTAACTGGGTAGATGCAACTGATGCGTGGACATTCTCTGAGCACGTCAACCTTGCTTCTGGAAAGTCATACTATGCAAATGGTACACTACTTAAAGATGTATCAGAAACTCTTACAAACAAGACTCTTACATCACCAACAGTTTCAGGACTTACACTTTCTGATGCAAGTATTGTTATTGAAGGTTCTACAGCAAATGACTTTGAGACTACACTTACAGTAACTGATCCAACTGGAGACCGTACAATTACATTCCCAGATGCAACTGGTACTGTAGCCCTTACTTCAGATATTACAGTAAGTGCATCATCAACAAATACATTCACAAACAAGTCAATTGCATTAGGAACAAATACAGTATCAGGAACACTTGCAGAGTTTAACACTGCAGTTACAGATGCTGATCTTGTTTCAATTGCAGGAACAGAAACACTTACAAACAAAACTTTAACATCTCCAATACTTACTACTCCAGACATTGGAGCAGCAACTGCAACATCTATTACACTTGCAGATGCTCTTATGGGTTCTGCTACAACTAGCCTAAGCACAACTAGTGCAACAGTAGTTGATTCATGGTCAGCAACAACCTATTCATCTGCAAAGTATATTGTACAAATGAAAAACGGTGGCGACATTGAGGTTCTAGAAGTTCTAGTAACTGTTAATGGAGCAAACAACGTTTACATCACAGAATATGCAGATATTCAGAGCAATGCACAAATTGGAACAACAGATGCAGATTACTCAGGCGGCAACGTTCGCTTGTTAGTAACAGCAACAGATGGTACAACAGTAAAGGTTCACAAGACGCTTATCGAAGCGTAATGTGGGCTGAGGGGACAGTGAACTTCAGTGGCAACTAACAATAAAGACTTTGTTGTAAAACAAGGTATTAAGGTTGCTACTGGAGTCACCTTTCCTGATAACTCTGTACAAACAACAGCATTTACAGGATCTGCCCTAACTGTTGGAAGCACATTTCCAGCAACTCCATCTAATGGTCAATTATTTTTGTACACTGTTACAGAAAGAATTTACTACTATTTAAATAGTGAGTGGAACCCCATAGCAACATATTTTGATGCTCAGTCTGAGTATAATGGAAATGGAATGACTTACCCAACATTATTTGCTAGACTTAATGGTGGCGCTCCAAACACTACTTTTACAAACGCTTTACCTTCAGCAGATGGCGGTAGTCCAAGTGAACAATTCTGATATAATAAACGTTGGAGGATTAATAAATGGCAACTAGAATTCAAGTTCGTAGAGGTACTACCTCCGAGTGGAATACAGCAAATCCAATCCTTGAAGAAGGAGAGATTGGATATAACAGTACCCTTGGTCAAATGAAAATTGGAGATGGGTCAACATCTTGGGGAAACCTAGACTATCTAGTTAGTGATGGAAGTTTAGATACAAGTCTTGGCAACTATATTGAGTCTACTGAAAAAAGTGCAATAGATGGTATTGCTGAATTAGACGGATCTAAAAATATCCTTGCGCCAGCAGGTATTATTTTTGAAGGTACAGAAAACGATTTTGAAACAACTTTAGCGGTAACAGACCCTACTGGTGATAGAACAATCACTCTTCCAAATATAACTGGAACAGTCATTACAACAGGAAACCTTTCAGATATTACATCTGTAGGAACTCTGGCTAGTTTAACAGTTACTGGTGACTTTACAGTAAATGGAACTACTACAACAATCAACTCTACAACTCTTACAGTTGATGATATAAACATCTTGTTAGCACAAGGAAATACTTCTGATGCCGCAGCAAATGGTGGTGGAATTACTCTTGCAGGTGCAACAAATAAAACTTTTGAATGGATAGATGCAACAGACGCTTGGACATCTTCTGAACATATGAACCTTCTTAGTGGAAAGTCATATAAGATTAACAATACTGCAATATCAGCAGCCTTACCAGCCCTTACATGGGGAGAAGTTAAAAATGGTAAGTCTGGTATGGTAATTAGTTAAACTACTTTGTAAAAGAAAAAGTACTTAACGTTAAACTTAACATTTAGTGTCCACTTTATGCGTATTTACATTGTTTAAATTTGTGATATACTAAGAGTACTTTGCATTTAGCAAAGTATTAACTATTTTTTTTATTAGAAAGTTGGAAATTTAATGTCAGAGGTCTTTTCTTTTCGTTTATCAGATGAGTTTGTAACAAAATACGCAGCAGCACCAGCCCCATTTGGGTTTTCCGATGCTGGATCTAACTCATTAGGCGAGATTACGTTTATTCGTACTTACTCTCGTGTTAAAGAAGACGGAACTAAAGAACGTTGGCATGAGGTTTGCCGTCGTGTAATCGAGGGTATGTATTCAGTGCAAAAGAACCATGCCAAGGACAATCGTCTACCATGGAACGATAACAAAGCACAGAAGTCTGCACAAGAAGCATTCCAAAGAATGTTTGAATTAAAGTGGACTCCACCAGGTCGTGGTCTCTGGGCGTTTGGAACTCCTATGACTATGGAAAAGCGCAACTCTGCATCCCTTCAAAACTGTGCAATGGTCTCTACTCGTGATATTGATCGTAATGATCCTGGTGCCCTTTTTGCTTGGGTAATGGATGCACTTATGCTGGGTATTGGAGTAGGGTTTGACACTATTGGTCAAGATAAGCAAATGTCTATTTATGCACCCACAGAGCCAGCCTCTATCTATGAAATCCCAGATACTCGTGAAGGATGGGTAGAATCTGTTAGATTACTTATTAACTCATTCTTGCGTCAAAACCAGCCTATCCAAGAGTTTAACTATGACCTTATCCGTCCACTAGGAGCCCCTATTAAGGGCTTTGGAGGCGTTGCAAGCGGTCCAGCACCGCTCATTGATCTCCATACACGGATTCGCAATGTAATTGGCTCTAGAGCGGGAGAAGTATTAGATAGCCGTGCTATTGTAGATATCGTAAACCTTATTGGTACATGTGTTGTTTCTGGCAATGTTCGTCGTTCTGCTACCCTTGCACTTGGCGCACCAGGAGATAAAGATTTTATTAATCTAAAAAACCCAGAAGTCTTTGCAGACCGTAATTCATATGATCCAGAAAAGCCAGGTTGGGCGTGGATGAGTAACAACTCAATCGCTGCTGAAGTTGGAACTAAATATGAAGACTATGTAGATTTAATTGCAGATAATGGAGAACCAGGTTTTATCTGGCTTGATGTTGCTAGAAACTTTGGTCGTCTTGCAGATCCTGCAGATGGTAAAGATTCTAGAATTATGGGCTTCAATCCTTGTGCGGAGCAGCCATTGGAATCATACGAACTTTGTACACTTGTAGAAGTGCACTTAAATCGTCATGAGTCCAAGGAGGACTTCCTCAAGACATTGAAGTTTGCATACTTATATGGTAAGACTGTTACTCTTATGCCAACACATTGGCAACAGACAAACGGCATCATGCAACGTAATCGCCGTATTGGTACTTCACTTACAGGCATTGCTGCATTTGCTGATGAGCACGGTCTTCCAGTTATTCGTGAATGGATGGACGAAGGATACAATACAATTCGTAAATACGATCACTCATATTCAGAATGGCTATGTGTTCGTGAATCAGTTCGTGTAACTACTGTTAAACCATCAGGATCAGTATCACTTCTTTCTGGTGCTACCCCTGGAGTTCACTGGGGACCTGGTGGAGAGTTCTACCTTCGTGCTATTCGTTTTGGTGATCAAGATCCAATGCTTCATTTGTTTAAAGCAGCGGGATATAAGATTGAACCAGATTTAGTATCAGCAAATACACAAGTAGTCTACTTCCCTGTAGCATCTGGACATAAGCGTTCAGAGAAGCAGGTAAGTCTATTTGAAAAAATTGGTTTGGCAGCAACTGCTCAAAAGTACTGGTCAGATAACGGAGTTTCTGTAACACTTTCATTTGACAAGGAGAATGAAAAGAAGTTTATTGCTCCTGCTCTCAATATGTACGAGGGACAGTTAAAGGCAGTATCATTCTTACCAATGGGAGACAAGGTTTATCCACAACAGCCGTACTCAGAAATTACAAGAGAAGAGTACAACGCTTACGTTGGAACTATCGGTAAGATTGACTGGTCTGCCATTTATGATGGTAAGGACAATTTAGATGCCGAGTCTGAAAAGTATTGTTCTACAGACGCATGTGAAATTAAACTATATTAGTCTTTGCCCTGCTATAATAAGGGTATAGGAGAAATATGTCTAACCCATCAAACTTATATGCAGAAAAGATATACTCAGAGCACCCATTAGTTCTTTGGGCGTTAGACGATAAGGCTGATTACGTAGACCTTATATCTGAAGCAAATAGAGATGTAGAAACTGATTGGTCTGTTTCTGGCGGCACAGCAGTAGAAGGATCCGCTGCTAATGAGCCATTTCCTGATAGCATAACTACTGAAATTGAAGGAAATGTTCCAGTTGGAAGTACAAACGACATTATTTGTATTAGTCCAGATTTAATTAATTTTACAGACTTAAACTCTGAACTTGGTACATTCTCTGTTGGCGGGTATTTTTATTCAAATAGCGCATACCTAGACTCAATATCTATTGGGTATGAATATACAGATACAACAACCTCTTTAGTTGTTCAAAAACTAAAAACTTTTCCAACCACAATATTTCAAAACTGGGCATTTGTATCTGAAACATTTGAAATTCCTGATGAGAATACAGAATTACGGGCTGTTGTTAAGATAGTTACTAATACTGGTGGGGCAAGCACAGCAGATTATCAATTTTATATCAATGGAATAACAGTTGGTCAATGGGCTGAAGACTTCAATGCAATTTCCCTTGGCGTAGTGCCAGAGGCTTTTCCAAACACAATAGCGCTCACCACAACAAGCCAGGCAATTCCAACAGCCCCTTACGGAATATCTTCTGACGAAGGTTACTATCTTGTAGATAATAATTCTATTGTTGCAAAAAACTCAAGTGTTCCTATGGTCTTTGGAGCATCTGGAGTAACAGTTGTCACACCCAACTCTGGAGGAGACCCGTCTCTCATTGTTCCAGGAAAAGGATTTTTAAATGAACTTGGAAGATACAAAGATTATACTGTAGAGTTTTGGGCAAGAATAAGTTGCGACTCTTCAACCCCTAAAAGAATATTTGGTCCAATAAACAGTACAGATGGACTTTACGTTGAAGGTGGCTTTTTAACATTTGTTCTTGGTAGTGAATTTGGATCACACTTTGTGGGCGAGTGGTTTAGACCAATGCTTATTCATATTCGTGTAATTAGAAACTCTGTTAGCATATTACTTAACGGAGAAGAAGTTATTTCTTTTCCTGTCGACACAGAGTCTTTAGAGTTGCCAGAACCATTAAACTTAGGAAAGTCACAAGACTGGCTTGGCTTCTATGCTTATGCAGACGTTACTCCAGTAGAGATTGACTGTGTTGCAATTTATCCATACCAGGTTCCAGTAACAGTTGCTAAGCGTAGATGGGTATATGGTCAGGGAGTTTTATCTCCTGAAGGAATTAATTCCGCATATGGAGGAACATCTGCATTTATTGATTATCCATTTGCAGACTATACAGCCAACTATAATTATCCAGATTTTGCCTCATGGCAGCAGGGTACATTTGACAACCTTGTAACAACAAACACTGCATTAACAACGCCAGAATACACTTTGCCAGAAATCTTTTTAGACTCAAAGACTATCAATGACCTTTATGTTGATAATCAAGAAATCCAAGAGGTTGCATCTGGTATAACAGTGCCTAAAAAATTTATAACATTTAGACCAAATAATACTTGGAGTTCAAAACAGTGTTATTTTAATTTCCCACAACTTAATGTTTTAAATGATCAAGTTAGATCTGTTTATGCAGTTTTTAGTACAACCGACATAGGACCAGAATCTGGACCAGTGCAGTCACAGACACTTATTAAGATATATAACTCTTTAACTAGTGATTTTTTTATTGTTAGACAAGAAGAAGATTTAATTAAATATGCTTTAAATTATAACGGAGTAGAAGAGTTACTTTACACAACAGCAAGTCTTGAATCAGATCAGTTATTTTCAGTAGGACTAAATTTTCAAACAATATCAAATACATTTGGAGAAAATGTTTCATCATTTTTTGGAAATCAAAATGGATTAAAACTATACATAGGAGGAGATGAAGAGGCAGAAAATACATTTACTGGTAAAATTTATTCTGTTGGATTATCTACTGCATCTAATACGGTTGAAATAGCAGATTACTTTGATGAAAATGGCTTTATATTATTTGATGATTTGTTAGAAAGCGGAGTAACGGAAGAAACCTCTGCAGCATTAATAGATCACACTGCAAGTTATACCCTGCTACCAACAGAGTCTTATGAAAAATTTTTTTTAGACATTGGTGTTTCAGGATATTGGCAAGATTATATGCCGCTATCATATTTTGCCAAATATGTAGCAAATGATGTTGGAAATCAATTTTATGATCTTGACTTTTTGCAATTTAACATAGGATACCCTGGACCATCTTCTAGTTCTCAGTCTGAAGAGGTTGCTGAGTCCTGGACATATGCTGATTTAAAATCACAGTTTGAGCACCCAGAACAAAAGACCTATTATCAGTTTGATAATTTCCTATTTACTGGCTGGTCTAATTATGAAGATATTGAACAAAAGTCTGTTAAGTTCTACCAATATGATACAGAAAATGCCTCTATTAGAAGTTATGTAACCTTTCAATATGTCATGGAAGGTGCTAACTCACCACAAACAAGTTTTGATAGAGTTGAAGCAGCAAAGTCTACACGTATAGTAGACATTGACGAGCACCCACTTTGGGCAACAACAAAGTTTGAAGTTGTTGACAATACAATTATTTATCCAACAAAGACCATTGACTTTAACGAGTTAGCCATAGTTTATCACCTTGAGTTTAACATTAGAAATATTCTTACAAAACCAATTGCCTTGCGTAGACTAGAAGTTGCATCTCAGGCACTTAATGCAAACTCCTTTAATCCAATAGGAACTAGATTTAGCCTAAACATGTTTCCCTATAAAAGAGCAGGGCTGTACTACGACTATAAATCTAAAAACCCATTTAGCATTTACAAGGGAAGTACTCCATATCTATATCTAAATAGAAAGAGTGGAATTGAAGTGCGTGGCTCTTTTGATCCACAGGTTAGCCGTGGTATTGCTGTTCCAATCAATCAAACATCGGCTGCAAATTATCGTATTAGTGCGGCTCAGATTTGGATGAGATATGATGATGACTTTTTCCCAGGCACACCAACAGAATTGTTTGAGATCGAGTATAAGGCTGACACAATAAAGTTTTATATGGTTGCAGATAGTTCAAAGGGCTCTAGGGCTAGAATATTTGCTAGAAGCCAAAACACTGGACTAGAGTTTAACGGTCTTGCTTATTTCTGGAACGGAGCACTTGTTCGTGAACCAGTAATCACCAAGAAGGAGTGGGGAGTGCTTGGTATTGCTTTCTCAACAGCCCTAAACTTTGATGGATACCTAGGCGGTATTAACCTAACTGGTCCAATGCTATTCAATAATATTGCCTACTATCAGGCTAATAACCTACAGCAGGTACAGAGTGCTTTAACACGACCATGGCTACAAGTTAAAACAGACGGAGTGACAAACTTTGATTGGCAGTATTGGTTAAATAACTTTACTTGGGAAGGTGTTTTGGTTATCTCAGCCTCAGACCTGTATGGTGTAAGCCCACAGGATGTATATAAGACCTATACAGGAACTAATAAGATTATTATTGATGACGATGAAGGCATGATCTTTGATGCAGAGAAATTAAAGATCTATGCAGATACAACTTGGCAGACCACTGTCAAGATTCCAGTATAGTATGCTATACTTGTAGTTATGGATAACGAAATTCTTAAAAAAGTTGGCAATGTCCGACGCAAAGTAATAGAAAAAGACTATAATTGGGGTCTCTATGTGTACAAAAAGTCAGATGGAAACTGGTTTACTGACGGTAGCGGAAGCGTTTTAAACATTCCATCAGAGCGTGGTGACATTTCAAAGATTGCAGAGTTACGTAAGGTTGCTGCTTACTATGGAGATGATGGTGAAGGCAAGGCTGTCTTTGTACCTGGTTTGACAAGAATTAGCGAAGAAGAGCACTCAGAACAAATGGATAGAATGAAGAACGGTTTGATTCCTTCTATGAATGACCACGGTGCTTGGGTAGCAGCACGACAAACCTATGACAAGTATGGTAGCGATGACTGATGATTATGTAAGAGTTGGGTTAAATACTCAACCAAAAGAAGATAGTCCATTTAACGAACAAGATCCGTTTAATAAGTCTTGGGAAAATCTAAAAGATTACAATGGGTTAAATCAAAACTTTCGTAGAAAAACTTCACGCAATGTTGCGAAGGCAGTAATAATTCCAACAGATGCGTATTTAGATTCAGCAAATGCAACGCCTTCAGGTGTAGATGCATCATCAAAGGCTATCAATCCTGGAACTGTATATCGTAATGGATACGGATTATTTGATGTAATCACACCACCATATAATATGTATGAGTTGGCTAATTTTTATGACACATCTTTTGCAAACCACGCTGCTATTGATGCTAAGGTAGAAAACGTTGTTGGTCTTGGATATCGTTTTGATATTGCAGATAGAACGATGCTAAGGTTTGAGATGAATGCTGATCAGTCAGCAGTTGAACGTGCTCGTAATCGTATTGAAAGAATGAAACTTGAACTAAAGGATTGGCTTGAAAATCTTAACGATGATGATTCATTTACCAAGACTATGGAAAAGTTTTACACAGATGTTCAGGCAACAGGAAATGGCTACCTAGAAATTGGTAGAACTGTAACTGGAGAAATCGGATATGTCGGACACATTCCAGCAACCACAGTTCGTGTACGTAGACTCCGTGATGGATTTGTTCAAATCATTGGAAACTCTGTTGTTTACTTCAGAAATTTTGGGGCAAGAAACCCAAACCCAATGACTGGAGATACTCGTCCAAACGAAATCATTCATTACAAAGAATACTCTCCACTAAACACATACTATGGAATTCCAGACATTGTTGCTGCTCTTCCATCTCTTATTGGTGACCAACTTGCCTCACAGTATAATATTGATTACTTTGAGAACAAGGCTGTTCCAAGATATATTGTAACTCTTAAAGGCGCAAAACTATCATCAGATGGTGAAGACAAGATGTTTAGATTCTTGCAGACAGGACTTAAGTCTCAGTCACACAGAACACTCTACATCCCACTTCCTGGAGACACTGATCAGAATAAGGTTGAGTTTAAAATGGAGCCAATTGAAAACGGTATCCAAGATGGCTCATTTAAAGAGTATCGTAAACAAAACCGTGATGACATTTTAATTGCTCATCAGGTTCCAATCTCTAAACTTGGTGGTGCTGACTCAGGCATTGCTGCAGCACTTTCACAAGATCGTACCTTTAAAGAGCAGGTTTCTCGTCCAGCACAGAAGCACCTTGAAAAGGTAGTCAATAAGATTATTAAAGAAAAGACAGACATTCTTGAACTTAAGTTTAATGAACTTACGCTTACAGATGAAATTGCTCAATCTCAGATTATTGAGCGTTATGTTAAGACACAGGTTATGACTCCAAATGAGGCTCGTGAGAAGTTAGATCTTCCACAAAGAGCAGACGGAGATGAGCCATTTGTAATGTCACCACGTCAAGCAACTGATTCAAGAGCAAACTTGGCGGGTAACAGACAAAGAGATGCTGAAAGAACAAATAACAACTCAGACTCTACAACAACCGTCTCTGGACGCAATGCACAAGGAGAGGGTAGGGCATCTCAATAATTGAGATAACCTTTAAAATGTTTGGTATAATGGTTACGATATGTTAATAAATAAGGCTCATTGGGTGACTGATGGCGACAACGTTCGTCTATCGATGCCTATTGGAAAAGTTGATATTGAGCGCCGCATGGTGTCAGGTTTTGCAACCCTAGACAACATCGATAAGCAAGGCGACATTGTTACCACAGAGTCCAGTATAAATGCATTTAAGAATTTCCGTGGAAATCTCCGTGAGATGCACCAGCCTTCAGCAGTCGGCAAGATTGTTTCATTTAAAGAGGATCGTTACTTTGATCCAAATACAAAAAAGTTTTATAGTGGAGTATATGTTTCAGCATATGTCTCAAAGGGTGCACAAGATGCCTGGGAAAAGGTTCTTGATGGAACCTATACTGGTTTCTCAATTGGTGGAAACATCAAGACTTGGGATGATGCATTCAACGAAGAGATGGACAAGTCAATCCGTGTTATTAAAGAGTACGATTTATTCGAACTATCTCTTGTAGATTCACCAGCAAATCAGTTCGCAAACATTATATCAATTGAAAAGCAGAATGGTCACAACGTAATCGGTGGCTTAATTTCAAAGGTAGATACAGAAAATATTTTTTATGACCAAGAGTCAGGCATGGTAATCGTATCAGATGCTGAATCAGTTAACCATCCAGTTACAGAGAAGCAAATGAAGAACATCGGTTTTGTTGAAAAGAATGATAATGAAAAAGCAGAAATGATAAAGTTCTTAGTTGATAGTGCTAAAGGCATTAGTACAATTAAGATTACAAAGGAGGTAAACCCTATGACAGAAGCAACAGAAACAGCAGTTGATGCTGCAGTTGAAGAAGTTCAGGTCGCTCCAGAGGCACAACCAGCAGAGGTTGTTGAAACTCCTGCAGTCGTTGATGAGGCACCAGTAGCGGAGGCTACAGATGCAGAGAAGTCAATCGATGGTAGTGCAGATTCTTCTATTGAAAAATCAGAAGAGGGAGAAGTTGTTGCAACAGAAACTGTTGTAGCAAAGTCTGATGAGGCAGTTGTTGAGGCAGTTGCTGAAATCAAAAATTCTCTTACAAATGCCTTTGGCGATCTTGCAACAACTATCAAGTCTCTTCATGAGCAAATTGTTGCACTAAATAAATCTCTTGACACAGTATCAGGTGAAGTTAAGTCCGTATCTGATGATGTAAAAAACGTCAAGGGAGTCTTTAATGAGTTTGGTAAGCGAGTAGATGCCGTTGAGCAAGACACCGCTTTCCGCAAGTCTGGCGATCTAGGCGAGATCGTGCAGTTTGAGCCTGAAAAGGTTCAGAAATCCCTATGGGGCGGTCGTTTCCTCACAAATACCGACCTATTTAACTAAGGTAAAAATCACTAGGAGGTGAACAATATGTCGGAACAAAATAACAATCTAGAAAAGAACTATCCAGGATCAGGCGGAGCAGGCAATGAGATTAACTCTCAGGGCGGTTTCGTTTCTGGTGGTATTGGTAGTGCAACTGGTCTTGACGCAGACGGAGCATCCGTTGGCGCACAACTTGGAAACACTGCTACTGCAGCATTCGGATCAACATCTGGTGCAAACGCAGTAAACCCAACAGGCGTGGCTGGTGGTATTCTAGCACCAGAGCAGGCTCGTCGCTTCATCGACTACGTGTGGGATGCAACAGTTCTCGCCAAAGATGGACGTAGAGTTACAATGCGTGCTAACACAATGGAAATCGAAAAGGTTAACGTTGGAGAGCGTGTTATCCGTGCAGCAGCACAGGGTGCACCAGATTACACAAACGCAGGCGCTACATTTACTAAGGTAGAACTTACAACCAAGAAGATTCGTCTTGACTGGGAAGTTTCTACAGAAGCACTTGAAGACAATATTGAAGGCGGAGCACTTGAAGATCATCTAGTTCGCTTGATGACAAATGCATTTGCTAACGATATCGAAGATCTTGCTATTAATGGTGAAGGATCAGGCGCAGATGCCTTCCTATCTATCATGCCTGGCTTCGTAAAGCAGACTCGTGGAACAGTAGGAAATGCTGCTCATGAGTACGCTGCAACAGTTGCAGACAATAACTACACAACATCAGTAATGCAGGGCTTGCTTCTAGCAATGCCACGCAAGTACCGTGCACTTAAGTCAAACCTTAAGTTCTACGCAGGCACTGATGCATTTGCTGGTATTGTCCGTAACAACGGTACACTAGCGGATGCTATTTCAGCAGCCTTCTCAGACCGTACTGGTAGCACACAAGCAAACCGTCAAGAATTCCTTGATGGTGGCGCACAAACACTTGGTAACACACGTACAACTCGTGTACTTGGTGTAGATGTTCTTGAGGTTCCTTACTACCCTGCAGGTTATGTCGACTTGACATTCCCTCAGAACCGTGTATGGGGCTTCCAGCGTGATATCACAGTAAATCGTGAATATCGTGCGAAGAAGGACACAATCGAATACACAGTATTCGTACGCTTTGGTATCCAATGGGAAGAACTAGATGCAGTCGCTTATGTCGACTCAGATAGTGCCGATTCCTAAGATTTAACCAATCACTAATAGGGAGGGTAGCGTAAAAACTACCCTCCTTATTCTTTTCTGGTATAATTACAAATGAGCACTGGAGAATTATGAATCTAACAATAGAAGAGTTATCAACAAAAACTGTTATGTCTTTAAAGTCATATGCAAAGAAAAATAATATTGAACTATTTGAAGCAAATACTAAACTTGAAATTTTAGAAATTTTGGCTAGTTGGATTCCACCAGAGCCAAAAGAAGAAGTAGAACAAGCAGACAAAGCAAAAACTTTAATTAATAAGGTAGCCCTATATTCAGAAAGAAACCTACATATGGATAACCTGGGTGCTTTAAAGGTAGGTTACAACATAGTCTCAAAGGAGGCATCGGAAAAGTGGCTAACACACAGGCTGGTTAGAATTGCACCGCCTGAAGAGGTAGCCTCATACTACGGTAAATAAATATGAACATTTTAAGACTTCCACCATACCCGCTATCTGTTACGTATACAGTTCCAGATGCAAACACAGACTATATCATTGTTATTGAAGATGTTGCTGATTTGACAGAGATAGAAGAGTCTATAACCTCTAATGCAAACTCCAAGATCACCTACTCATTAACAGGTGATTTTGTTAAATATGATAAGTCATATGCTGTTAGCATTTATGAAGATGCTGGCTCTTCTGGTGCAGACCTAGTACGTGGAGATATTGTTGTTGAAGACAACTTAAATATTGAAAGACCATATGTAAACCCAATCACCTTAGCAACTTCTGGAACTGCAACAGATATTGCAGCCTATACAGAGTATGAAGGTTTAGCAAGATCAATTATTGATTCAATTACTGGTGGGTTCTACTACAACAGAACATACTTAGAAGTTGTTGGTCAAGGAACTGATTATGTTCCGCTTTGGAAAAAAACACATAAAATTTTAAAGGCATATGAAAATGCAGAACTAGTCTATGATTTAAGTGATACAGTTAATGGTCCAGCACTAAAGTCCTATACGTATGTAATAACAAAAGACAAGTCTGCAATTACAAAAGATCCAGTAGAAAATACTGACTCATTGAATCGTGCTGAAAGAAAATACCCTAATATTCCAGTTGCACCATCAGATTCTATTAGTCTTTTTGACACTGAAGATAGCGGAAACGTTCAGACAATTGTTCCAGCAGTAGCCTTTCCACAAGGAATAGACTGCATCTTTTTACTAGAGACTGGCTACAAAGTAGTTCCAAACGATATTACAGATGCTACAAAAATGTTAATTGAAGATATTAAGTGTGGCAAACTAGATTATTACAAGCGCTATATTAAGAACTATAGTACAGATCAATTTAAAATTGAATATGACAAGAGAATGATTGATGGTACTGGTAATATTCTTGTTGATAAAATTCTTGACAAGTACATAGAAACGATTATCCGTCCAGGAGTATTATAATGGAATGCTGCCCAGAAACAGATTTCATGTATCCGATGAAGGCAGATATCTATTATCCAATTATTAAACAAACCCAGTATGGTCAGGCTACAAAAGACTGGGTTTTTGATAGAACGATTATTTGTAATGCAACAAGCGTAGGTGGAGCAGGTACAGAAGATATTAAACCAGAGACATTTCTTCAGTACGAAAATAAACTTATTGCTAGAACTAAAAATGATCCAAGAATATCCTCTAATAGTTCAGAAAATGCCATAACAAATATTTTAGTAACTAACATTCGTAATGCACATGATGACATGATTTACAAAGAAACTGCGGGACCGAGATCTGGCAGAGGAACCATATACGAAATGGCTACAGTAGAACCATTTACTGGACCATTTGGCAATGTTGAATATTTTAAGATGCTCTGGCGTAGAACAGAGAATCAGACAATAGGTGACTAATGAGAGTAACAACCAACTCAAAACAATTTGAATTACAGATGAATAATATCATCAAGTATTCTGTTGGGTTTTTAGATGGCGTTCAAAATGGAAAGTCTTTATTTTTAAAAAACCTTGGGGCTGGTGTTATTCAAGCACTAGCGGCATATGTCGATGTTTCAGCAAAAGGTAATCCAAGAGCGCTTCATCATATGTACGAGTGGTATCAAACTGGAAGTCCAAGCGCAAGATTGTTTGACCTAGACTATACAGTTAGTAATCTAGGGTTAAGCATTAATTCAAAGTTCAAACAGTCAAGAACTTTAAAAGAAGATTCAAATGAGCCATTTTATAATAAAGCAGAAATAATGGAACGTGGTATACCAGTTACAATAACTCCAAAAAGATCATCAGTTTTAGTATTTGAAGAAGGTGGAGAAACCATCTTTACAAAAAGTCCAATTACAGTTAGAAGCCCAGGTGGTGACGAGGTACGTGGGTCATTTGAAAGAACAGTCGATGAGTTTATACTTAGATACTTCAAACAATCATTCTTAAGAGCAAGCGGAATTTATGACTACATTAAGAAGCCAACCTTGTACAAGAAGAACCTTAAGGTTGGATCTAGGGCTGGAAGATCTAAGGGACTTGAAACTGGTTTTAAATGGATTGCAAATGCAAAGATTAGTGTAGAATAGGCATATGACTCTTAACATTAATGCCCAAACTGGCTTTCCTCCAACATTTCTTAATGCTTATATTAATAGCGAATTAAAGGAGTTTGGATTAATTCCAGACGGTCCAAACCCATTCCAACCATTTTTTCCAGCACAGAGCCCAATAAACATTGAGGACATTTACAACGATAGCGTATACATCAAGAATAACCCTGATGCTATAGTTGTTATGTTTGATAGGCTTATTAGGTTTAGACCAAATGCATTTTATAGAAATAAGCGTGAGCAACTTGTATACTTTATTTATGCTCCAAACCTAAGCAAGTTGTTTGATGCAACCAGAGTTATTATTGAGTGCCTTGATAGAGAAGATGCTGCAGCCCAAGATCTCAATCTCTGGATAGCAACAAATGACGTTGAGGACGATAATGGAGTTGCTATTACTCCAAATGTAATGTTCCATAATGTAAAGGTTTATCAGGCAGATGAGGCAAGGGATATAGCCGAACTAGCCTCAGCCAGAACCCTATTTTTGAACAAATTGGTTATAGAGTATGACTACCATACAACCGATAGCCTAGGAATCTCCCAAAGATACACATAAAATGCTGTTATACTTATCATGAGGAAACACAAACGCCGTACAACTTAATATCTATTCTTAAGGAAGAGGTGAATAAATGGCATACAGTCGTGGAACGTCGTCCAACATTATCGTTGGTGCAGCAGCACTTTTTGTTGCAGACACAACCCTAACTCCAAATACATTGGAGAACTTTAGTACTGAAGTATCATTCAGAGAGACACTCTCAAATGATGCAGATTATACAAACGTAGGTTACACCATGAACGGTCTAGAAATGCAGTTCCAACCAGACTTCGGTGAAGTCCAGGTAGACCAAATTCTTGACGTTGCAAAACTTTACAAGCAGGGCATGCAGGTTAATCTTGCAACTGCTTTTGCTGAAGCAACACTAGAGAATCTTCTCTTGGCTTTGGCATTCGGTTCAGACGAACTAACTGGCTCAGTCGCAACTCACACAGGTAAGACATTAAACTTATCTGCAGGAGATATCGGCGAGTGTCCAGTAGAGCGTGGAATTGTTGCAGTAGGACCTGGTACAGGTGACTGCGTAAACTCTCCATTCGTGGAGCGTGTTTACACAGCATACCGTGCTTTGTCAATCGAAAACGTAACAGTTTCAGCAAAGCGTGATGAGGCTTCAATGTTTGAAGTTTCTTTCCGTTTGCTACCAGAAGATACTTCAGGCTCATACGGTAAGATCGTTGATCGTACCTTCGGAGACCTATTGTCTTAATAGTTTAATTACTCAGCATAGCCCATGTCTTCGGATGTGGGCTTTGTTGTTTTATGGTAGAATAGAATTTCCATGGCAACTACAATATATAAAAGTGAAATAATACATTTATTTGACGGAACAGAATTAGAAATAACTCCATTAAAGATCAAGTATCTTCGTGAGTTTATGGTGGCATTTGAAGATGTCAAATTAACTAAAAATGACGACGAAGCAATAGCGGCATTAGTTGAATGCGTAAGAATTTGCATGAAGCAGTATCACCCATCTATATCTGGAACGGTAGAAGAGATTGAAGATAGTTTAGACATGCCAACTATCTATAGAGTGTTAGACATATCTGCTGGTATTAGAATCAATAAGAAGTCTGAAGAGCCAGTTAAAGATCAAGCAGTTGAAAGCGGATCTACTTGGGATGATCTAGATTTAGCAAAACTTGAGTCAGAGGTTTTTTTGCTAGGAATTTGGAAAGACTATCAGGAACTAGAAAAATCTTTATCCATGCCAGAACTAATGGCAACCTTAGAGGTTAGTAGGGAACTAGATTATGCTGAAAAGAAATTTATGGCTGCTATTCAAGGTGTTGATTTAGATAAAGAGTCTGGAAAAGGCAAGGGACAGCAAGAGTGGGAAGACATGAAGGCAAGAGTATTTAGTAAGGGTCAAACAAATGACTCAAATGACATTCTATCCTTACAAGGACCAAAAGCCCAGAAGTTGGGGTTTGGAATAGGTATGGGATTAGATTACGAAAATTTAACATAATAAGCGTTTTATGCTATAATTGAGTTAACCTATATAGGAGGAACAATGGCAACAACAGTACATGAGGGCACAGAACTAACTCTTATGGATGGGTCAAAGATTAAGGTACGTCCACTTAAAATCTCTTTGCTTCGTCCATTTATGAAGAAGTTCGAACAGGTAGCAGGGGTGGCAGAAGATAACGAGAAGTCAATGACTCTTCTTATTGAATGTGTACAAATTGCGATGGAGCAGTACAACCCAGACTTGTCTACAGATATTAACAAACTAGAAGAGATCCTAGATCTCCCAACAGTCTACAAGGTTATTGAAGCCGCTTCTGGAGTTAAGTTAACAGATGCAAACAACTTGTTAAACACAGTTCTTGCAAATAACTAATTAATAAAAGAGGTGTAAATGAATGGCTGATGTAAATGCTAATATTGGCGTACATATTGATACGTCAGCGGCACTGGCAGAACTTAAAAACTTACAGCGTCAATTAGCGACATTTCATTCATCTGTAGCAAAGAATAGTGCAGCCTCAGCAGCAGCACAAAAGAATCTACAGACAAACCTTTTAAATTCTATCAATGCCACTGGCAAATTTTCTGCCCAAATGGGGTTGGTAAGAACTTCAACGGAGTCGTTTACTCACGCACTGGAGAAAAATAAACTCTCTATGCGTGAGTATTTCCGTTATGCAGGCGGATCTACTAGAACATTCGGAAAGTTATTTAAGCAAGAGTTTGACACAATTGGCAAGGTAGCCGAAGAGCGTGTCAAGAAGATGCAGACCCAATATATCAAGATGGGTCGTGACGCATCTGGTGCAATGAAGGCTATGGCAATTACGCCAAGATCATTGGACATGAATGACTATGCTACTAAGACAGCCTTAGCAGCACAAAAGCAAGCACTATTTAATCAGTTAGTTAGACAAGGTTCTACTAACCTTCTAAACTTTGGTAAGAACACTCAGTGGGCTGGTCGTCAGTTGATGGTTGGCTTTACTGTACCTCTTGCATATTTTGGTACCGCAGCAGCAAAAACATTTATGGACCTTGAAACACAGGCTATTAAGTTTAGACGTGTTTATGGCGATATGTTTACAACAACAGATGAAACAACTAAGGCTCTTAGTGATATTGAAAAGATAGCAAAAGAATTTACAAAATATGGTGTTGCTGCTGTTAAAACCATGGAACTTGCATCTCAGGCTGCTGCGATGGGTAAAACAGGTGCAGAACTTACAGCCCAGGTTGTAGAAGCAAATAGACTTGCAGTCCTTGGCGGGGTAGAGCAAACAGAAGCACTAGAGACAACTATCTCAGTAACAAATGCATTTGGTATTGCAGCAGAAGACTTAGCAAATAAAATTAACTTTCTTAACGCAGTTGAAAACCAGACAGTTACAAGTATTGAAGATCTAACAATTGCTATTCCAAAGGCTGGACCAGTTGTAAAGCAACTTGGCGGTACAGTAGAAGATCTAGCCTTCTTCCTTACAGCAATGAAGGAAGGCGGAATCAATGCATCAGAAGGTGCTAACGCACTCAAGTCTGGTCTTGCATCTTTAATTAACCCAACTAAAAAAGCATCAGCAATGCTCCAAGACTATGGCATTAACATTAAGGCAATCGTTGAAGGTAATCAGGGAAATGTTAGACAGACTGTAATTGATTTTTCTAGAGCACTAGATACACTAGATCCACTAAACCGTGCTCGTGCAATTGAACAACTGTTTGGTAAGTTCCAGTTCTCACGTTTGTCAACACTATTCCAGAACGTAACAAAAGATGGAACACAGGCAAGCAAGGTTTTAGGGCTTGCTGGAGCATCTATTGAACAACTTGCAATCTTGTCAGAGCGAGAATTAAAAACTGTAGAAGACTCAGTTGGAGTTCAGTTTAAGTCTGCAGTAGAAGAATTAAAGTTAGCAATTGCTCCAATAGGAAAAACATTCTTAGAAGCAGTAACCCCAATTGTTAAGGTTATTGGAAATCTTCTTGAAAAGTTTAACGGTCTTGGAGATGGCACAAAGAAGTTTATAGTTATTGCATCAACTCTTGTTGGTATTATTGGACCTACACTATTGATGACATTTGGTCTTGTTGCTAACGGTGTAGCAAACATTATCAAGATGTTCCTAGCAATGCGTATTGGATTCTTAAAACTTGGTGGAAACTCAAAGGTTCTTGCACAGCAAACAGGTTATTTAAATACTGAACAGATGGAAGCAGCAACTGTTGCAGCATCTCTAAATCAAGCACACACAAGATTAACTCAATCATTTACAGCAGAAACATCAGCAGTTAGATTATTGCGTCAAGCATATATTGATGCTACCGTAGCAGCAGCAAACTTTGCTAGAGCAAATCCAGGCATGATGATGCCAGGCAAGGGTGGTGCCCCAAAGAAGGGAGCAGCACCAAAGAAGTTTGCAACAGGAACAACTGGACTACCAGGACCAAAGGGAGCGGGAGATATTATTCCTATCCTTGGTGCACCTGGAGAAGCAATTATTCCAGCAAACGTTGCACAAGATGATAGATTTAAACCAATTATTGATGCAATGGTTAATGGAAATCTACAAGGTTTTGAAGAAGGAACAGTAAATTTAGGTGGTAAAACATTTACAACACGAAGCCAGTCTACTGCTCTAAATCTTCAGAACAAGATTTCTGAATTAATTTCTAAGGGATATTCAGAAGATAGAATTATCAAAGCATTAGAAACAAATGTTCAGCGTGGTCGTCCAATGACTGCATCACAACTTGAAAGAAGATTGTCAATTGGTCGTGGTGCTTCAACTGGATCATCTGCACCTTCATCTATTAGATCTCTTGCCAAGCAGTCTCAATCAGGATTTATGCAAGAAACCAATGCAATTAAGGAAGCACTTAAGCGCCAAGGAGTAGTATTAACACCAGCACAAGAAAAGAATTTGTTTAATGTTCAGGCTTCTCATATTGAAGAAGTTAGAAATGCTGGAGTAAAAGAGTGGAAAACTAACAACCTTGTTGCAGATCTTGGATATGTTAATAATTATCTTAATACTGTAAAGGGTAAACTTGGTCAGACTCTTATGGGAATGTCTGATGAACAACTTAAGTCTATGGGCATTGATAGAAATGAACTTAAAAAACTTCAGTCTGGAACACACCCAACAAATGCAAGAGCAGCAGAAACACTACGTGCAGTTGCTAGATACGATGCATCGATTAATCCAAACTCATATCAAGCAAGGGCTGTTCTGGCTGGTTTAGAATATCGCTCAAAGAGCAATTTCTATTCTCAACCAATGAAGACTTTGGCTGACATGGTTGTATCAAAGGGCAAGAAGACTAAGAGCGGTGTTGTTGATGGTCAAACAGGAAGAGCAAAGTCTCCAGCAGTAAGTGTATCTGGTGGAGGTGTTGGAGACCGTCGTCAAGTTGCAGTTGGCAAGGGCGAAACAATTCTTAATAAGAAAACAACCACTGCTATTCGTGGTGGAAGAGCAGCGTTTATTCCAGGACTTGGAAGACTAAGAATTGCTGGAGCAGAAGATGGTATTCCTACTGGTCAAAAGACAGGAAGCACTACTGTTGGAGCGGTATCACAATCAGCACAACTATCAAGAGCACAGTTAATTGCTGCAACAGAAAGAATAAGTTTAAAGGAAGCAAAGCGTCGCATTGCTGCAGAGGGTAGACTAGCGAATGCAATGGATGATTCTACAAAGGCTCAAATTACAACAAAAGAAAAACTATCAGAGTTTAGTAAAAAAGCAGGAATGGGCATAGGCGCAGTATCTGGTCTTACAATAGCAGCATCTTTTGCTGGTGGTAAAGTTGGAGAGATGGCTCAAGCCATAATGCCATTTGTATTTGGTCTTCAAGGAATTATAACTTTACTTCCATTACTTGCAAACCCTTGGGTTGCAGCCATTGCTGCTATTGCAGCAGTTGGTGGAGTAATGTGGAAGATGGCTAAAGATGTTGAAAAGGCTAGACAGGCTGGAGTTGATCTTGCTAAGTCTATGAACATGACATCTGAAAAATTACAAAACCTTTCAGTTCTTACGGCAACAGTTAGTGCTACTGAAGAAGCAGATAGAAAACGACAAAACATTCTTACTGGCGAAGATGCTGTTCAAAGAAAGTTTGGTCAAAATATTCTTGGTAGTGAATTTGGCAAGGGTCTTATGGCTGACATTGAGAAGCAAGCAAAATCTGGTCAGGGTATTCAAGAAATTGGAAGAAATATTTCTAATAGTCTTGCCTATGCAATCGTACAAGGTGTAATAACAACCGATCAAGCAAAAAGCATATCTTCTGCACTTGGTGAAGAATTAAAGAGTTATGAGATTCCAGCAATCATTAGTGGAAGATTGACAACTTTACTTGGACCAAATGGTGAAAATCTAGCAACAGACCCGCTAAAGATTACTCTTGCAATTCAAGAAGAGTCTATGCAAAGACAGGCTGATTTCTTTAAGACTGCTTTAGAAGGCTCCATGAGCACGGTTACATTTACAAATGTTGGACAGGTTATTGGTGGAGGAATTACCGCTGCTGTTGGAGGACTTATGGCAGCAGCAGGAGTTCCAGCACTTGCAGCAGGTGGAGTTCCAGGTGCTGGTATGTTGGCTGGTGGAACTGCTTTAGCAGGTGTAGGTGCAGCAAATGTAAGGGCTGGTCTATCAGATCAAAATCAAAGAAGAGAAGTAAATGCTAATCTTGGTGCAGCAGCACTTCAACTTGGACTAGAGCAAGTAACAATGAATAATGGTTTAGTTGATTCACTTAACAAGCAATATGACATTAAAGTTAAAATGGCTAAAACAGATGCAGAAATTGAAGAGATTGAAAAGAAAAGAACTGCAGCACTTGATACACTTAATGCAAAAAATGCAGAAGCGCTAAATCTTCTTATTGCACAAAAAGATAATTTTGGTGCTGATGTATTTACAAAGGGAATTAATGCAGCAATAGATACACTTTACAAAGATGGACCAATGAAGGTTTTTGCTGATGAAGCAAAGAAAGAACTAGAAGGAATTAAAGACGCAGACTTTAAAGCAATGCTTCAGGTTCAATTTGCTAGCGGATCTATTGATCCAATAACAGTTACAAAACTTGCTAATAATGAAGAATTACAAAGTCAGTTTACAATAATGGTTGAAAGCCAAGGTAGTGAGCAGGCAAACCTAGTAATGCAACTACTTATGAAGGCGGGAACAAATGAAACCAACCTTCCAATCTTTATGGACATTATAAATAAAGATAAAAAGAATTTTGATAAAAATATGAAGGCAATAGCAATTCTTGGTAATATGCAACAAAAGTATGGCATATCCGTTAACATGAATGTTAATGGTCAAAAGAAAATGGAAGATGTCGTTAAGATTACTGAAGATCTTAAGGGTATTTCTCAAGAAGAAATAACCAAAGAAGGATTGCTTGATCTTAAAGTAAAGGATCCTGCAACTTATAATGCACTTATGGCTAACTGGAATACTTTGGTTGGAACATCAAGTACAATTAATAAAACTGTAATTATTGACTTTGTTGCTTCACAAGATGAAAATACTGTAAATGCATATATGGCTGCTATGGGCATTACTGCTCCAAAGGGTAGACTGGGTGCAACACTTCGTAAAGGACTTGAAGAAAAAGCAGCGGCATGGAAAATTGGAAGACAAGGTAGAGTTACTCCCAACCCTATCCCTGGAGGAACTGGTGGCGGTGGAGATACAGGATCTAAGTCAAGAGATACAACACTTGATGATCTTTTGAACAGACTAAAGATGACAAGAAAAGCATCTATAAATGCTGCAGGTGGACTTGATGAATTGATGAAGCGCACAAAGGGTAAGGGTTTGACAAACTTTGGCGGAGTAATAAATAACCTCATGAACCAGTCTCCTGGCAGAATAAATAGAGAGTTCCTTGATTTTATTTCACAAATGGATGATAAAACACGTAAAACATATCTAACTATTAAAGATGGAAAGGCTGTTCTTACAGCGCAAGGCAAGGCTCTTAAAGAAGGATTTGATGAAGCAGCAATTGGTGATTATCTAACAACACAAACAAAGAGTCTTGATACTACAAAGGCTCAGGAAAGTGCTTTTAACAAGTTAAGGGCTGCTGGAGTAGGCACAGCACAAGCAATTGAAATGGTTTCAGATGAACTGCTTGCAGTAGCCATCAATGGGAAAGACATTGATTCTAGAGAATTAAAAGTCATGGCAGACACTGCTAAGGCAGCAGCAGATGCTGCAAAAGACTTACAACAAAATTTAAACATGCAAACACGTCAAGGAAGGTTTGCAATCTTTAAGGAGTCTTTCAATGAAGCCATGGATTATTTTGATGCACAGGAAGAACTTGTAAGACAACAAAGAGAAGCAACACCAGAATTTAAGGCTATAAATGCTGAGATAGATGCTCAGACCGCTGCAATTGATGCAGCAGAAAAGGTAATCACTGATTATCAAAATAAGATTGGCGACTTACAGTATGACCTTGAAAACAACACTGTCTATGGAAGTCGAGTAATTGATAATCTTAATGCACAGATTGACACACTAGGTAGAACTGCTGAAATTGATTTTGATAGACCACTTGCAGCACTAAGCGAAGAGTCTGCAATTATCTCAAACACACTTGGACTTATTGATAAAGCAGAAGAAGAGATTAATAAAAAGTATGATGCTCAAGAGCAAGCATTATCTAAGATTTCTCAACTTAACTCAGAGATTGCAGCACAAGAAAAACAAAGACTTACACTTGCAGATGCACTAAGCCAAGGAGATATTTCTGCAGCAGCAGCAGCCGCTCAGGAAATGAGAGCAACTGCAGCAGAGGCTGCAACAAGAAGATCATCTGGAACCCTTGCCGCAGCAAGAGAGTCAGAGTTGGGTACCGTAACTGTAAATGGAATGACAAGAATTCAAATTGAAGAGCGTCAGTTCCAAATAGGACAGCAAACATTTGCTTTAGAACAACAACGTAAGGTAATTGAACAACAAATTTTATCTATTCAAGATCAAATTTATGCAAAAGAACTTTTGCGTGAACCAATTAACAGACAGATTAGAGACTATCAGTTTGAAATTGAAAAAACTCAGCGTAACTCACTTGAGCCTGCACAGCAGGCTCTTGAAAAAGCAACATTTGCAAAAGAGCAGTATCAAAAACAAACAGAATCAATTATTAAAACTTTTGAATATTTAGGTAAATCAAAAGACGAATGGATTACGATAAATGTAGAAGCAACTGCTGTTGAAAAAAGTGCAGATGCTATTGAAAAGTCAACTGCTAAATCTGCTACAAATACTGCTGCAATTCTGGAATCTTGGGAAAAGTTAAAAGATAAAACAATTACACTTACAGAAAAGATTAATAGAATAGTTACAACAACTAATATAGTTACTACTGTTTATGCTCCTGGCAGTACCCCACCACCTGGTGGTCTTACTACAAAAATGTACGGTGGAGTAATTAAGAAGATGGCAGTTGGTGGCTTTGTTCCAGGAATTGGAATGACAGATAAGGTTCCTACGCTGTTAACACCAGGTGAGTTTGTTGTTAATAAGGCTGCTACAAAGCAGTTTGGTCCACTTCTGTCAGATATTAATAATTCTAAATTCCCATCAATGGTTAATGAATTAACTCCCGCAGTCTATTCATCTAATAATTCATCTATATTTACACCAAATATTATTTCAAATAATGCATCTCTGTCAGATAACTCCAGCACCATGTATAATTATAATATTGGAATAACTGTTCCACAAACAAATGCAAGTTCTGACGATATTGCTAGATCAGTAATCAGTCAGATTAGACATGTTGACGCACAAAGAATTAGAGGACAAAGGTAATGGCAACAGCAGCGTATTTAACAGGAAGACGTAGATACCAAAGACCACAGGCTCTGTTGTGGTCTGAGAATGCTGGAACATTGACAGATGGACTTTATGTACCAACAGGGTATGAAATAGGCGCAGATGCCCCAGAGGGGGCTAACGAAGCCCTTCTAGACCAGTTCTTAATCCTTTCAGATCATAATCGTGGGGAACTACAGTTTAGCCCAACTAGAATTGAGCAACGTCAAAGAACAATCAATGGCAGGATGAGGTCTTATCACATTGCAGATAAACTAAATATGTCTCTTAATTGGACGAACCTTCCATCAAGAGGATACCATCTTCCAGCAGATTTTGATGATGAGACTGGAGCATCCGCCTATAAAAATGTTTCTGGTCAAGAATATACAACAGACGGCGGAGCAGGTGGAGTTGAACTATTAGATTGGTATGAGAACCACAAGGGTCCATTCTGGATGTTTTTGGCATACGATAAGTATAATAATTTTGGTAAAGACAGTGCTGCATATGGTCACTTAGCGCAATACAATCAAATCATACAAGTGTATTTTGCAGACTTTAATTATACGGTTGTAAAACGTGGTGGGGGCAACCATGACCTTTGGAATATTTCGGTAACCTTGGAAGAGGTCTAAATGTTTGTTAATGAAGCATTAAAGACACACCTAGAAACATCTTCAACAATTCGACTTCAGTCATTAGTTTTGGCTGAGTGGAATATGAATATGCCAGATAATATTTATAAGTTAGGTAATTACAGATATCGACCAACAGATACAACATCACAATATTTTACATTGCCAAATGACTTTGATCAGTTAGACGCTGGAAATTATTATACAAATGCAACAGATGCCGATGTAATAATCGATGGAGGTTTTACAAACTCCAACGTTCCACAGTTGTTTACATCTAAAAAAGATAAAATGAAAATGATTTATTCGCTAGAAGACTGCCTAAAACCTTTTAGACCTAGATCTGGAATTAATAAGGTATCATATTTTAATAATAGATTTTTGGCAAACTCAGGTGCTTCTATGGCACAACGTCCAAGATACTACATGGCTTCAAGGTATGATGAGTTTAAGTATTGGACATCTTACAGAACAGAAAATAATATTGAGCGGGGTATTGCAAAGAACATCTCTAATAACCTATATTACATAGACGATGCAGCACCATTTGTTGTTTATAAAGAAAACGTTCCAGCAAATAGACTTGTGGTTAAAATGCAGACAAATGTTGGTGACGTAGACCTGGGTCCTTTTACAACAGCAACAACGTCTATCAGCGATCCATTATTTGCTTCAGCAAATAAGACAACCCCAACAAGATGGAAAATTCAATATTTAAATAATAATAGTTGGGTAGACGCTTATTCTTTTAGAGAAACAGACACAAGAAGTTCTGGGGCACCAATTATTGGAACTGACGGATACGTAGAACTTGAGTACGGACTTATAATTCCAGAGGAATACATATCTTCATTTGTGTTTGCAGAAAGACTATCTTCTGATACTTTGCTTCCAGAAACAAGTATTGAAGGTTATGCTTATCTAGTTATAGAAAATGAAGGTGAGCGAGGAACTTTTTATATCTGGACAAATGGAGACTATGCAACTTTTGCACCAGAGTATGGTTGGAGCCTTGGATCTGAAGAGGTTGCAAACAACACAAACTTTATATCAGACCTGACATCTCCAGATTATTTTAATAATGACACCATTGGTGGAATAACCTACAGAGACTTTTCATACATTCGTGGAATTAGAGTAGTTGTAGATACCATGAATAAGTTTGACTCAACATTTGACCTTATTGAGATGTCTCCAAGACTTGCAGTAGATATATCAGATAAAGTAATTGACTTTAGAATTAACAAGACTCTTTCTGATATTGGAGTAACATCGATGCCAGTTGGACAACTCCTTGCTTCAAATGGTCAATTGTCTTTGTTTGATGATGACCAGGCTTTTAATCCAGAGAACTCAAACAGCATAATTGCAGACTATATAAGAAAAAATATTAAGTTTAACTTTTATGAAGTTGTAATTGATGTAGATGGATTTGATTACTATGTTCCAATAAAAACATTATACTCAGAAGGATTTCCACAGGCAGATGCTACTGGCGGAACAGTGTCTATCGAACTTAGAGACTTCTTCTTCTTTTTAGAGTCAATGCCAGCACCAAGACTTTTAACAACCCAAGCATCTTTAAGTTATGCAATAACAACACTACTTGACTATATTGGTTTTACAAACTATGTATTTAGACGTGTTGATGGAGAATCTGATCCAGTAATTCCATTCTTTTTTATTGCTCCAGATCAAAACGTTGCACAGGTTTTAAACCAACTTGCCCTAGCCACACAAACAGCAATGTTTTTTGACGAGTACAACAATTTTATTGTTATGAGCAAAGACTACTTAATGCCAACAGAGGCTCAGAGAACTACAGACTTTGTGCTTTCGGGTTCAAATAATCAAACAGATACAGGTGTTACAGAAAATGCATCTTCTGGCAATCTACCAAATATTTTATCAATAGCCTCACAAGATAAAAAGATTTATAATGATGGAAAGATTAACTATACAGCCAGATATATTCAAAGATCTTATGGAACAATAAGGCAATCATCTATGATTGACCAAGAAAAAACTTGGATATACAAGCCAGCACTATTGTGGGAAGTTTCGGGAACTGAGGCTACTAAAAGCATAAATGAACTTGCTGCAAAGCAGGGTAGTTATGTTTTAGGAGCAATGCCATTAAACTCAAATTTATCAGCAACTCCACCAATTGTAGCAAACAACGTGGTAATAAATAATATTATGGACCTTGGAGAGAACGTTTATTGGTTAACTAGATATCAAGGATATCTATATTCTAATGGTGAAATTATTAGGTATGATGCAGCGGAGTTTAATATTACTGGAACTGGAAATGTTTGGATATCAAGCAACCAGGAGTATCAAAAGTATTTTGCATCTTTGCCATTTAATGGAAAGATTTACCCAACGGGTCTTATTCGCATATATTCTGTTCCCTATTATGAAGTAGTTGATGGAATCACTAGACTACAAGGTGGGGCAGTAGTAGAGCATGGTCGTGCACAATTTGGAACAACAATTACAACACATACAGCAGGCATAGATAATTATTGGTCAAACAATGAATATGTTCGTGGATGCAATATGCAGGCTGGACTTATGTTTACTACACAGTTAGATGAGGATGTTGTGTACCCGCCAACTACCATTGGAGCAGCAGGAGTAGACAATGTTCTTGCAAGACAGACAACTCGTAATGGTGTTATTAAAAACTTTATGGCAAACAATTACTTAACAGAAACACAGGTCAATAACTTAAAGAGTACTGAAAGTGGAACCATTCAATCTTCAGCACTTGTAATGAATGGTCCGTCATTTAAAACTACAGAAACTCCACTAAATTTTGTTTCTTACGTTTATAAGCAATTAGACAACGCTTATAGGCATTTTGGAACTAGAATGCGTATTGTTGGTAAAGTTGAAAATAATGTAAGTAGAACTCAAACTCCTATTGGGTCTACATCTTATTATCAAGTTACAGGCTCACAGACAGACCAGAACGTAAGTATCGGTGGTGGTTCAGGTGGCTTAGCCGTTTTGTTAAATCCAGAAACAAATAATGGATATTACTTTGAGATTATTGCATTAACGGAAGATAATATAAACTCTTATCTAAAATTAAATACAAGAGGGCAGGCTGAAAAGTCTATTAACAACATTGTTTTTTATAAAGTTAAAAAAGACTCTTCAAACAATAACGCCATTCCAATAAAACTTTGGGGTGGTCTATCAAAGATTCTTGTTGACGACGGAAGATTTACAGGTCAGTACAGAATGTCTGGAGAAGATAATCCAACAGTTTATGACTTATCTGTAGAATATCAAGACATCGGAAAGACTAGAAGATTCTTTTTATACATTAACAACAAGTTAATTAAAGTCGTAGATGATACAGATCCACTTCCAATCTATAACAATATGGCACTATTTACTCGTGGCTCATCAAGGGTTATGTTTGAAAATATATATGCTCTTTCAGAAAACTATTCACAAAACAGCGTATTCACGGTAGGAGAAACACTTGCTGCATCTTTAGCAGAAGGAAAGATTAACGCAAATGAATCTTTTAGAAAATATGCAATGAGTGGAATTATACAGTCAACCTATCTGTCTGGAATCAGCGCACAAGAACCACCAAAATACAACATGTATTTTGAAGAGTTTGGATCAATTATGCGTGAGTGTGCTTATTTTGATATTAGATATAATCGTGCATACCCAGCACTTTATGCTCAGATATCACCAACATTTAATAGGATTAAAGGCTATACCACGTCTGGGTTTAATGCTGATTCTTACGGTGCAGAGTTCTTAATATTTAATGCAACAGATAAAGCCCTTAGCCTAGATGAAACAACTGGAAACTTTTTAAGAATTCAAGGTGTAACATTTACACAGGATACAACGCATGAGTTAAGTGTAGATGAATATTTTAAAAAACGTGGAAATCTTTCTGATCCAGAGTTTAAGGGTGACACTTTAATTTATTCTCCATTAGTTGAAAAAAATAAGTATGATGAGATTAGGCAAAGTAGAATGTTATATGGGAAAAATGAATTCTCCATTGATAGCGTATATATTCAAACTCAAGATGATGCTGAAGCCTTAATGGGATGGATCATAAACAAAGTTATGCATCCTAAAAAATCAATTGGCATAAGTCTTTTTTCAATACCAACACTTCAACTTGGTGACATTGTTACGGTTGATTACAAGGACTCAGATAACATAAACCTGGTTGCGCTAGATACCGCTAGGTTTGTTGTGTATAATATAGAGTATTCAAGAGGAAACTCTGGTCCAAACATGTCCATTTATTTGAGTGAGGTGTAAGATGCCAGTATCAGCAGCAGAAATTATAGCAAGTAAAGCAGCAATCGAAGCAAACAAGCAAAGAGCAGAAGAACGTGCAGCCCTTGCTGCTTCACAGGGAAATTCTGCCAGAGAACAAACTTGGTTAGCCAGCGCTGCAAGATATCAAAATCTTTTAGACATAAAAGACAGACTTGCTGCTTCTGCTGCTAGACAAGAACAGGCAAAAGAAGATGCTGAAGCAAGAAGACAGGCTGCAATTGAAGCAGCCAGACGTGCCGAAGAAGAAAGACAAAGACAACTAGAAGAAGCAAGAAAGAGAGCAAAGATTGATGGAGAAGTTGAACCACCTTTTCGTGGAGGATATGTTGCTCCAGCAATCAGCCCAACACCTTTAACACCTTCATTAATTTCTAACCCAATTGTTTCTACTCCACCACCGCCTCCAGTTAAAACTGCTCCAATTGATACTGTTTTATTTAATGACGAAGAGGTACCAATTGAGGTTATGACTGACCTAATCTTTGAAGATATTGGTGGTCAAGAACTAATTAATATTGCACGTAATGACATTATTAATGGTCAACAAGTTTCATATCAACCAATTAAAAACCTGTCTTCTATTCAGCAACAGTATAATCCAAACAACATTCTTAGCCTACAGTCTACATCTGATAAATACTTTGCCAATTTTCCAATTAAACTTGAGAATAAGATACCTACTCCTGGAACTGGTCCTAGCGGAACCCACGTTTACATAGATTCTGCAAACGGAAACCTTGTTATTGAGGCTATAAATATTGAGCCTGATGAGCAGATTGAAATAGAAATCACGGTAAGTGGTACAATATATGAAGCGGAATTTGGAGAAATAGTCTCATGATAACTAATACAGGTAAAAGCATTATTGGTAAATATATGCTTGGTCAAGCACCAGCATATGCTTCATTTATTGCTGTAGGTTGCGGTCCAACACCACTAGATGTCGGAGATGTTCAGGGAGATTTTTCTACAAAAGCAGCCTTAGACTTTGAAATGTTCAGAGTTCCAGTTTCATCAAGAGGGTTTGTTAATGAAAACGGTGTGAACAAGATTGTTCTAACAGCAGAACTGCCAACAGAAGAAAGATATGAGATTACCGAAGTTGGTATTTATTCAGCAGGGTCAAACCCATCTGCTGGAGCATACGATAGTAAGACTGTCTTTGCTTTTACTACTGCAGAAAACTGGCAACATCATACAGCAGAAGCAGTTACGGCTATTGATTCATATTCTGCTCCACTAGATGATCCAGAAGATGACAACGTTATCTCTGTGGCTGATGCTGTGTTTCAAACAAATGCAGACAACTCTATATTTTATAAACCATCTCGTGCAGGAAGATATGAAAGATGTAGATTTTTAAATAATACAATTTTTATACAAGGGGATGATTCTGACATTACAATCAGTGAAGACAGTGGTCCAACAGAGGATCACTTTGTTGTTGAGTCTGGATCAAATCATATTCACCTAACTGGAGCAAGTGTTGATTTTACTAGAAACTCTCCAATTGATGAACTTAAGTTAGCATTTTCTTTAATAAACAAAGATGGAGATTCTAACGCAATTCCAGATACTGTTAGAATTCTTGTAGATTTTGCAGAAACCGATACCCTAGGTGGAGAGTTTGCAAGGTTTGAAGCAGAAATCAATCATGGAACATCTGGAAATCCAGATTTAGTTCAAGACTTTTCTACTAATAGATATTTTGTAGTATCAAAACAATTACAGGAGTTGTACACAAGTGCAAACTTTACCTGGAATGCTGTAACAGTGGTTAAAATTTATGCTTGCGTTATTGATGGTGGAATTCCTTCAGAAGATTACTATGTTGCTCTTGATGCAATTAGACTAGAAAATGTTGCAACTGTAAATCCTTTATACGGTCTTACTGGATATTCGCTAATTAAAACAGAAGGCGCTGAATCAATCATAAAGTCTCCTAATACAAGTAATTATATTGAATTTAGATTTTCAATAGGAGTTACGTAATGGCTAATGAGTTTATTAAAAAAGTTAAAGTTGAACAAGATAGCCTTCCAACATTAAGCAGTCTTACAGAAAAATATGATGTTAGATACAGAATAGTTTCTGAGGATAAAAATAGAATCTCTCATTGGTCTCCAATAGTTACTATTGATCCACAGTATGTTTATGTTTCAGGAAACATTTCTATTGTCTCTTCGGGGATAACAACGGTTGTTTGGGATACAGTTACTATTAAAATAGGAGCACAAGTTATTCGTCAAGCAAAAGATTATGATGTTTGGGTAAAGTGGAGTAGAGCAGCAGGAAATGGTGACTGGAATTATGTTCAAAGAATCTCTGGTAATTCTATTAGTCTTGTTCATCCATCAACATTTTATATTAATGGTGTAGATCAGGCGCAGTCTCCAAACAGAATAACAGTAGAAGTTTACTTAAAGGGTGAACCAATAACAAGAGATTCAACAAATCTTTTAGTTTATAGTCCTGCAATGCATACGATCTAATGATATAATGGAGATATAATGGCTAAAGTACCGCTACCAGAACGAGGACAACCACTAGATGTTACTTACATCTATCAGTTGGCTGATACTATTAATGATCTGTCTACACAGGTTTCATCAGCAACCTATAACTATACAACAGTTGATACGGTTAGTGCGGGTAAGCAGAGTGTAAAGACTTCTGAGGCTCGTATGATTGGTGGATACGTAGAAGTTGCTAACAACTCTACAGTAAGCGCAGGAAACGAAAAAACCTTTTCTTATGACTTTCCAAGCGACTTTAAGTATCAACCAATAGCAACGGCTACCCCAGTAAACATAGGAAACACTCCTGCTGGACAAAATGTAAGCGTTATCTTAAAGACAGTAACAACATCAAGAGTAGAAGGAATTGTAAGATTTGGTGCTTCTGGAGATTTATCTCTAGCAATTAATTTAATTATTCTTGGTATACCAAACTAACATTAAGGGTGGGAAATGGTTTTTTGCAAAAAATGCAAAGGTCGTATGCTTGTTGATAGACAATATAGCACAACTGAGCATATTGAGATATTCTGTATACTGTGTGGTGCAAGAACATTCTTTCACCCACCATCAGAGAGTGAGCAAGGTAGATGGATACTGCTAAGGGAAAGATCCAGAGCGAACAATACAATAACGAGTCTGTAATAAAAGGAAACAAAAAGATTTGGTTTCTTAATGGAGATTTAGTTAGACTGTATCACAGTTCACGCTCTACTGGAATGGTAACTGTCTATAACATTAATAAAGATAGAATTGAAACATGCTTAAGGTCTGATTTTAGAAAAAATAGACAAAGAGCCTATACTATTGCTGAGACTGCTAAATTAGTTAATCGTCATAGAAAGTATATGCCAAGTCTAATTAAACGAGGAGTTATCCCTAAGCCAGTTGGATCTAGCATTGATGGCAAAACTGGTTTTCAAATTAGGGCTTATTACTCAGAAGATCACGTTAGGGAGATACGTGCTATACTTGCAAGTATACATATTGGTCAACCAAGAAAAGACAAATTAATAACAAATAATATGACTCCTACAAGTCAAGAATTGACAAGACGCATGGGAGACGGTATACTTACATATACGAAGACAGAAGATGGAAGGTTTATTCCAACTTGGTCTGAAAGCATTTAAACTATGAAATGGGTGGGTAATGGAAAATAGCAATTACGTAGTAACAAACGAACCAACAAAGATTAATGTAACACTAGGATATACGCTTAACCTTGGTAACTTTCAATCACTTAGACTCGATCTAGGCGTTGTAGATAGCAAGCGTGATGGAGAAACCACAGCAGACGCTTTTGAGCGTGTCTATAAGTTTGTAGAAGACAAACTAACAGAAAAGATTCAAGAAGCACAATCAGAGGCTGCTGAAAAAGAATAATGGCTGAACGCAAAGACCGAATGGCTTTGCTTAGTAGGTACAGTAAGTTCCATACAGCAAAGTATGAGCAAAAGCCATCTTTAAATTTAAATGTTGAGCAGTGGGCTTCCGATGCACTCATAGAGTCATACGGAATCAGCAAGTGCTATGACATATTGGAATATTACTTTAGCGTAGCACAAGATCCAAGTTGGAACTACTTTGCATACAATGCAGAAAAAATTCTAAATGGTAAAATTGAAGTAGATAAAGATAATGAAGAACGAATTGAGCGCAGACGATTAGCAAGGAAGTGGCTAAGTGAATAATACAGAGGCAAGAGTTATATCAGCATTACTTGAAGATAAGCAGATGCATGTTTTACTGCAGGCAAATGTAGATAATCTTCTTAGAACTCATAATGATATCTGGAATTTTATTCGTTTATACTTTGAAAACAATGGAAGCGTACCACCTGTATCTCTTGTTGTTGAAAAGTTTAGAGACTTTCAACCAGTTGCTGGTATTGGTGCTACTAAGCACCACCTAGAAGAACTTCAGACAGAGTACTTAAACGATAGCCTTAAAGATATTCTACGATCTGCAGCAGGTGAAGTACAAGGCGGTGAAGGTTCAAAGGCATTAGAAGAACTAATTACAAAAACATCAGAGTTAAAAAAGAATACTTCTGCTATCCGTGACATTGATGCTACAGACTTAGAGTCTGCACTTGCATATTATGAAAATGTACAAAAGCAAAAAGAAACTGGTCAGATTGGCATTAAAACAAATCTTCCAGGGTTTGACAATTACCTGCCTTCTGGCATTATGCCTGGGCAACTTGGAGTATTCCTAGCCTATCCTGGTATTGGTAAGTCTTGGATGGCTCTATACTTTGCAGTACAGGCATGGAAGCAAGGTAAGTCCCCATTAATCATTAGTCTTGAAATGTCTGAAACAGAAGTTCGTAACCGTGTATTTGCAATTATGGGTGAAGGTGTTTGGTCACACAGAAAGTTGAGTAACGGAGAAGTAGAACTTGATATGCTAAAGAATTGGCATAAAAATAAAGTTGAAGGAAAGCCAGAGTTTCATATTATCTCAAACGATAATGGTGGAGAGGTTACTCCATCTGTTATTCGTGGAAAAATCGATCAATACAAGCCAGACTTTATTGTTGTAGACTACCTACAACTTATGAGTCCAAATCAAAAGTCAGACAATGAAACGGTACGAATGAAGAACCTTTCACGAGAACTTAAACTTATGGCTATTAGCGAAGAAGTGCCCATCATTGCTATCTCTTCTGCTACACCAGACGATGTTAAGGACCTTAGTAGTGCGCCAACGCTGGGTCAAACATCTTGGTCTAGACAGATTGCTTACGATGCAGATTGGGTTATGGCTCTTGGTCGTGCTACCAACAGTGATATTATTGAGTGTGTCTTTAGAAAGAATCGTAATGGTTTTATGGGTGATTTCTTAGTACAGGTAGATTTTGATAAAGGTTATTACAGATATAAGGATTACGAAGACGGTAAATAAAATGACAGACATATATACAGAAGATCAAATTAGACGAGTCCTAAACGGAATTGGTGTAGATGTTGAGGCAGAGTTTGGTAACGAGTTAATTGTATACTGTCCATACCACAACAATAGTAGAACTCCAGCAGGAGAAGTATCAAAAGAGCATGGTAGATTCTTTTGTTTTGGATGCCAGGTTACTAAAAGCCTAGAAGAGTTTGTAATGACATCTTCAAACAGAACATACTTTGAGGCTGTTAGATATATTAAAAGTAAAGGTCAAGAGACTGATCTAACTAGTGTTATAAATAAAACATTGTATTCACCTCCAGACTTTGTTCAGTATGATGAACTACTGATTAAAAGATTAAACAATCAGGCTATGGAGTCACCTAGAGCAGTAAGATACTTTGAAGGTAGAAAGATCACAAAAGAATCTATGACAAAGTTTTCTCTTGGCTACTCAGAAAAACAAGACTCTGTTACTGTTCCAATGCACAACCATGATGGAATGTGCTTGGGTTTTGTTGCTAGAACTATTGAAGGTAAAGAGTTTAAGAACACACCAGGACTTCCAAAGAGTAAGATCCTGTTTAACCTTAACAGAATAAAAACATCAAGTACGGTCTATGTAGTAGAATCGTCTTTTGATGTTATAAGGTTGGACCAAGTAGGTTTCCCAGCAGTTGCAACTCTGGGTGCTAATGTGTCTGTATCACAGATCAGACTATTAGAAAAGTACTTCAATAATGTTGTGCTTATAGCAGACAATGATGAAGCAGGAGTTATTATGACAGACAAGTTAATTGAAAAACTTGGCTCAAGAGTAACTGTTATTCATCTAGATAAAAAATACAAAGACATCGGAGATATGGATGATGAGTCAATAAGAAAACTTGAGTTTCAGTTTGACAATTCTATATCTGCTATGCTAAAATAAATATAACAAACAAAGGAGAAACATATGAGCGTAGTAAAGGGACTCAAAAACATTAATGCCCTGCTCGACAAGCCAAAGTATGACGAAAACTCACCAAAGGTAAAGTGGCTAAAACTTGCCGATGGTCAATCAGTAAAAATTCGTTTCATTGAGGAACTAGATGAAGACTCTGCAAACTATAATGCAGAACGTGGTCTTGCTCTAGTTGTTAAGGAACACACAAACCCAAAGGACTATAAGCGTAAGGCTGTAGATACTATGGAGTCAGAAGGACGTGACTGGGCAGAAGAAATGCACCGCAAGGATCCAAAGGCAGGCTGGAGAGGTCGTCTTCGTTTCTATTGCAACGTTCTAGTAGACGATGGCATTGAAGCACCATACGTGGCTATCTGGTCAATGGGTGTTAGCAAGCAATCTGCATTTAATACAATTCGTGAGTATGCTCTTGAAACAGGAAGCATATCTAACGTACTATGGAAAGTCAAGCGCAATGGTCAGGGAACTGAAACATCTTATACAATCATTCCAGGTTCACCAGACAAAGAACCATTTGATTGGGCAGAGATTAAGCCATATCCTCTTGAGTTAGCATTGAAGAATATTCCATATGCTGAACAAGAAGCATTCTATTTGGGCTTTGATGGTCCATCAACTTCTTCTGCTACCAACATCGACTGGTAATAGATGAGTTACGTAGGCTTACACGTACACACACACTATTCATTATTTGATGGTGTTGCTACTCCAGAAGAATATGTAGACCGAGCAGTTGAACTTGGTATGCCAGCATTGGCTATCACAGATCACGGAACCTTATCTGGGCATCGGGAACTGTACCGCATTGCAAAAGCAAAAGGTGTAAAGCCTATTCTTGGCGTAGAAGGATATTTTTGTGCTGATAGATTTGACAAGAGGGCAAAGGCAGAACGCACTGAGCCAACTGATATGGTCTATAACCACATTATCCTTCTCGCTAAGAACCAACTTGGTTTAGAGAATCTAAACAAGATTAATGAAATCGCTTGGACTGAAGGATATTTTAGTAAGCCACGCTTTGACTTTGAAGTTCTTGAAAAGTACAGCGAAGGAATTATTGTTTTATCTGGATGTCTAAGCGGTATCATTGCAAAAGCCTTAGAGCACGGAGAGTATGCTCAGGCAAAAAAGCACATTGAATGGTTTAAGAAAGTGTTTAAAGATGACTTCTATATGGAGTTAATGCCACACAATGGAGCAGAAGTTAATAAGCAACTAGCAGATCTTGCAGATGAGTTTAAGATTCAGACTGTTGTTACTCCAGATTGCCATCATGTTGATGAATCGCAAAAAGAAATTCAAGAGTTTAAACTTCTTATGAACTCACATGCTAAGGTTCAAAAAGATGTAACATATGAAAAGTCAAAGAAGCAAGATGGAATGATGAAGCGTCTTGACTATCTCTATGGAGAAGATCGACAAATGTCGTTTAATAAGTTTGACATTCACCTACTATCTTATGATGAGATGAAGGTTGCCATGGAGTCGCAGGGGATAGTAAGAGAAGACATGTATGTCAACTCTATCTCTATTGCAGACAAGGTTGAGGATTACGATATTAAAGATGGTCTAAACCTGCTACCAGTTCAGTATAAGAATCCAGACAAAGAGTTAAAGGCTCTTGCCCTTGAGGGTTTAAAGGCTAGAGGGTTTGACACAAACAAAGAATATTTAGACAGACTTGATGAAGAATTGCAGATTATTAAAGATAAATCATTTGGTCCATACTTTCTTGTTGTAAGTAACATGATTTCTTGGGCAAAGAAAGAAGGCATCATGGTAGGTCCAGGTCGTGGATCTGCTGCTGGCTCTTTGGTTTGTTATACTCTTGGCATTACAGAGATTGACCCAATCGAACATGGACTACTGTTCTTCCGTTTTATTAACCCAGATCGAAATGACTTTCCAGATATCGATACAGATATTCAAGATAACAGACGTGAAGAGGTCAAAGATTATCTTGTTAGACAGTATAGACACGTTGCATCTATTGCTACATTCTTACAGTTTAAAGATAAGGGAGTAGTTCGAGATGTTGCACGAGTACTAGACATTCCGTTAACAGATGTTAACAAGGTACTTAAACTTGTAGATACTTGGGATGAATACTGTTCATCAAAGACAACTGCATGGTTTCGTGAAAAATATCCAGAGGTGGAAGTTTATGGAGACAGGTTGCGAGGAAGAATTCGTGGAACAGGAATCCATGCTGCTGGAGTTGTAACAAGTAAAGAGCCTATATTTAGGCATGCACCAATGGAGACACGCTCAAGCACTGGAAGCGATGACCGTATTCCAGTTGTTGCTGTAGACATGGAAGAAGCAGAAAGAATTGGTTTAATTAAGATTGATGCACTTGGTCTTAAGACGCTAAGTGTTATTCAAGATACATTGCAGATGATTAAAGAGAATCACTTTAAGGATATTAAGTTACTTGATATTGATTTAAAAGATGCAAATGTTTATGAAATGCTTTCAAGTGGATACACAAAGGGTGTATTTCAGTGTGAAGCAACTCCATACACCAACCTTTTAGTTAAGATGGGTGTAAAGAATCTAAATGAATTAGCAGCATCAAATGCATTAGTTAGACCAGGCGCTATGAATACTATTGGTAAAGACTACATTGCACGTAAACATGGAAAACAGTCTGTATCATATACTCATCAGGTCATGAAGCAATTTACGGAGGATACTTATGGGTGTGTTTTATACCAGGAGCAAGTTATGCAAGCATGCGTATACCTTGGCGGTATGTCCATGTCGGAAGCAGATAAAGTTAGAAAAATCATTGGCAAGAAAAAAGATGCTAAA